AACCATCAAATGCCACCACTTTATATGAAGCAAATTATTATGTGATGAACTCTGATTATAGAGTTTATATTTGTTTGCAAAATGGATCAAATCCTGAAAATCCAAGTGGAAGAGCATCTCTTGATGAACCCACTTTTACTGATTTAGAACCAAGAGAAGCAGGAACTAGTGGTGATGGATATGTATGGAAGTATCTTTATACCATCAAACCGGGAGATATTGTAAAGTTTGACTCTACAAACTTTATGCCAGTTCCAAAAGACTGGACTACAACCACAGAAGCTAATATTTCTGCAGTCAGAAATAACGCTGACACCAGTGGACAACTTAAAATTGTAAAAATTACTAATAGAGGTGTTGGTTTAGGAACTGCTAATAGAACTTACACTCAAGTTCCAATTAAAGGTGATGGAAACGGAGCAGAGTGTACTATCGCTATCAATAACAATTCAAATGTAGAGTCTGTTACAATTTCAAAGGGTGGTTCTGGATACACATTTGGAACTGTTGATTTAGTAGCAGGTAATGTACCTACAGGGACAACAGCACCTGTCTTTGATGTAATCATTCCTCCACAAGGAGGACATGGTGCTGACATCTACAGAGAACTTGGAGCTAGAAACGCATTAATCTACTCTAGAATTGAGAACGACACCGAAAATCCTGATTTTATCACTGGAAACGAAATTGCAAGAGTTGGATTAGTTCAAAATCCAAAGGCATATAATACATCGTCAAATCTTTCACTTGATAAAGCTGCTGCTACCTATGCACTTAAATTAACAGGTGCTGGTTACAGTTCTGCAACCTTTACTGCAGACGCTTTTATCACTCAAACCGTTGGACTTGGTTCAACTGCTGTCGGTAGAGTCGTATCATACGATCAAACTACTGGAGTTCTTAAATATTGGCAAGATAGATCTACTGCAGGATTTAATACTGACGGAAGTAAGAATACGACTCCAGAATATGGGTTCAGAATGAACAGATTTACACCAAACATCACGGATGGTGGATCATTCAATATTATTGGTGGATCTGCGACTCTCGCTATTCAAACTTCATTTACGGGTGTATCAACCGAAATAAATAGTCGTACTTATTACCTAGGGCAGTCCTTTACAGAGGGTGCTGCTCAGCCTGAAGTTGAAAAATATACGGGTAATATCATTTACGTAGATAATAGGCCGTCTATTACAAGATCGTCCAGTCAAAAAGAAGATATCAAAATTATCTTGCAGTTCTAAGGAATTATGTCACAGGAAACCAATCTCAACGTCGCCCCTTATTTTGACGACTTTGATCCTCAGAAGGATTATTACAAGGTTTTATTCAAACCAGGTTATCCAGTACAAGCGAGAGAGTTAACTTCTCTTCAGTCTATCCTGCAAAATCAGGTTGAGAAGTTTGGACAGCACTTTTTTAAAGAAGGTGCTAAGGTAATTCCTGGAAACACGACATATTCGACTAATTATGAGTGTGTTGTATTAGAGAATGCATACTTAGGAGTTCCTCTTTTTGATTACATTGATCAATTAGTAGGGGCACAAATTACAGGACAAGATTCTGGCGTTAGTGCTATCGTTGATAGTTATATTTTAGAATCAGAGTCCACCAGAGGACAAGTAACTCTGTATTTGAATTATTCTGGATCTGGCACAAATAATCAAGAGTCAGTTTTTAGGAATGGTGAACTTCTGACTGCAAATGTAAATATTTCTACTGCCAATACTCTTATTGGTGAAGGTGTTCCTTTTGCAGCCACCGTTCAACAAAATGCAACTGCAACGGGTTCTGCATTCTTTATCAGTAATGGTGTATATTTTGGTAAGGGGACGTTTTTAAATGTAAGTGAGCAAACATTAGTTTTAGATCAATATTCCAATACTCCCAGTTATAGAATTGGATTATTGATTGAAGAGTCTATCATTAATTCTGATTTAGATCCTACACTGACTGATAATTCAGCAGGATTTAACAATTTTGGATCTCCAGGTGCAGACAGACTTAAGATTGTCGCATCACTTCAAAGAAAAGATTTAAACGATTTTGACGATAGCAGTTTTGTTGAACTTGCTACAGTAATCAATGGCACTCTTCGTGAAAGAAATACTAGTGATTACTCATTTATAACAGATGAACTAGCAAGAAGAACTTATGCAGAATCTGGTGATTATTATGTCAAATCTTTTGGTATTAATGTAAAAGAGTCTTTAAATGATCGAGAAGGAAATAGAGGATTATTCAATGCAAATCAAACAACATATTCTGGATCTACACCATCTGATGATTTAGCAATTTATCAGATTTCTCCGGGTAGAGCGTTTGTAAAAGGATATGATGTAGAAACAACTGCTCCTACATTTCTTGATGTTCCTAAACCTAGAACAACAAAAACCCTTAAGCAACAACAGATTAACTATAAGACAGGTGAGACACTCAAACTTAATAGAGTTCACGGTTCTCCAACCATAGGTATTGGTAATACTTATGTATTAAGTCTCAGAGACGCTAGAGTTACTAATAGTTCAACTGGTATCGCTGGTAAAGAAATTGGATTAGCAAGAGTTTATGACTTTAGATTAGACTCAGGAACTTACAGTGGTTCAAATTCAAACATAAACGAGTGGGGAATATCTTTGTTTGATGTTCAAACTACCACTGAAGTAACATTAAACGAAACTATTACATTAGCAGTTCCCACGTTTATTAAGGGTAAAAATAGTGGTGCAACTGCATTTTTAAAAGAGGCAGCAACCAATACAAAATCTCTCGTATTATACGAAACTTCTGGTAAGTTTATCACAAATGAAAACTTCATTATTGATGGAGTTGAAAATTCGAGAGTGGCAACTGCAATTACTTCCTATGGTATTAGTGATGTATTGTCAGTTTTTGGTAGTGCAAATGGCGCTGAAGTTGGAGCAGCAAGAACTTTCTCTGCTGATGTAGTTCTCTCTCCTAATTTTAACGTTGGGGTTGCAACCATTACTGCTGGTGTTGGTAATACATCGACACTTAGATCCACTAATCCTCTTTTCCCAGGACAAATCAAGGCAGGAAACATTCTTTCCTTCTCTGGCAGTTTATCTCAAGATCCAGTTTTTGCATCTGTTGTTAGTGTTGCAACGTCATCTGTAACAATTACTGGAGTTTCTACAGTAGAGGGTGTTTGTAGTGGTGCTCTTCCTTCGTCAGCTACCACACTTAATGATGTTAAAGTGATTGCTGGAGATCTGGGCATTTCTGATGATAACACTCTGTATACAGAGATGCCTAAGCGTAATATTTCTAATGTAGATTTAACTGACGCTACACTTACAATTAGAAAGACTCAGCAAGTTAACATTGTTGATAATAAGTTATCTGCTGCTGTTACAACTGAATCAAATGAAACATTTTTACCGTTTACTCCTGAAAGATACACTCTTATCAGAAGTGATGGCACAACAGAGGAACTTACCTCAGATAAGGTTCAATTAAATTCTGGTTCTAATCAATTAGAAATTTTCAATCTTGGTGCTAATGATGAAGCAACTCTTGTCACAACCATTTCTAAAATCAAACCCAAGGCAAAAAATAAAATTAAGAACAGAGTCAACTCCGTTGTTATTAATAAGTCTGTAAGGAGTGCGTCTGGAATAGGTTCTACAACTCTTAATGATGGACTGACTTACGGTAACTATCCTTTTGGAACAAGAGTTCAAGACGAACACATTTCACTAAACGTTGCAGACTTGATTGAAGTTCACGGAATCTATGAATTAGCAACTGATCCATCTGTTAGTAATACAGATCCATCAGCACCCTCAATGACTCTTGCTAATTTGACAGGGCCGACAGCAAAAACCTCTGATCTTGTAATTGGTGAGTCTATAATTGGTGAGACATCAGGTGCTCATGCTATTGTTGGTGTTAAAGAAACAGATTCTAAGATTGCATTCCTTCCTAAAAATCAAATTAGTTTCAAAGAAGGAGAAATCGTTGTATTTGAAGAGTCTGGAGTAAGAGGATCTTTAACTACATTAGACACTCCTAGTAAGGATATTTCATTCAAGTATACTTCTTCTAATGGGCAAAATGGTGAATTTTATGATTATGGTGTACTGAATAGAAAGAATAGTGAAGAAGCACCTCAAAGAAAAATAATTGCATATTTCTCGAATGGATATTATGAGTCTACTGATGATGGAGATATCACCACTGTAAATTCATATTCATCTTTTGATTATGGTACAGAGATTGAAAGTGTAAATTTTGTAAGAAATTCTGATATTATTGATATTCGTCCTAAGGTATCTGATATTGCGACGGTATCTGAGGGTGATAGATCTCCACTGGAGTTTAATGGAAGATCATTCAATGTAACTGGTAACTCTGCACCAAATATTCTTGCTTCAAATGAAGGAATTCTTACAGACTTTTCTTTCTATCTTGGAAGAATTGATAGAGTTTATTTGACTAAAGATGGTGCCTTCCAGGTTAAGTATGGAACTCCAGCAGAAAATCCAGAGCGTCCTACTTCAGTTGATGATGCTCTTGAGATAGCAACAATTTCACTCCCACCTTTCCTTTATAATGTAACGGATGCATCTAAGAAATTCTTAGAGCATAAGCGTTATAGAATGGTTGATATTAAGCAACTTGAAAATAGAATTAAAAATCTTGAGTTCTATACTACACTTTCTTTACTTGAAACAAACACTGCTAACTTGTTTGTTCCAGATGCAAATGGATTGAACAGATTTAAATCTGGTTTCTTTGTAGATAATTTTACTTCATTCCTAGCCCAGGAAGAATCAGTTGATCTTAAAAATAGTGTTGACTTTAATCAAAAAGAAGCACGTCCTAAACACTATACAACTCAAACTGATTTAACACAAAGTCAGACTGGATCGGGCGATTTAAGATTTACAAGTCCCGATGGAACTAATATCAGAAAGACGAGTGATATTGTAACCCTTGATTATACGGATGTAGAATGGTTAAAACAGTCCTTTGGTACTCGCACTGAGAGTGTAACTCCTTTCATCATTGGTTTCTGGGTTGGTGCTCTTGATCTTGTTCCTGCCTCTGATTCTTGGACAGACACAGTAAGACTTGAGGCAAACATAGTTCAAACTGAGGGTAACTTCACAGAAACTCTTGAAAGAGCATCTAGAACTCTTAACGTA